GTATCATTTGATTTAATGGTTCCGGTATTAAGTAGAGGTGAACTACTTAAAACGTATTCTAAGTTACAAAAATTAGCTAAATTGACTATGCCCGTAGGAATAGGAGTTATGAATGCTCCTATATTTAAACTTACTTTAGGTGATTGGTTTAAAGAAGAAATATGTCATTTAAATTCATTGACATATACAGTTGAAACTGAATATCCGTGGGAAGTTAATATTGAAGAATCTAATGATGTAGGTGAATTACCGCATTACGTGAAAGTATCTATGGGGATATATATTATTGGTAAGACAGTTATGAATACTAATTACAATGTCTTTGGTGATAAGATAACTTAATATCATTTATTTATGAGTATTGAAAAAAGATATAATAATAATAAAACTAAACTAAATGAAAAGAATAAAATAGTGTATAGAACTATTTTATATCCTAAGATAGATCCCGCACCAAATGATATTTGGATTGTAGCCAATAAAGAAGATAGATTGGATTTATTAGCATACAAATATTATAAAGACACTAGATATTGGTGGATAATAGCACAGGCTAATCAATTGGGTAAGGGAAGTATGGCAATCCCACCTAGCGTAGATAGAATTAGAATACCTAAAAATATTGAAGCGATACTCGCTGATTTCGATGCATTAAATAAAAATAGATAATAGTTATGAATGTTGATTTTTCCGTAACCACCCCGGAAGATTGGGTAAAAAAAGCACTAAATATTAGGAGCTCTAATATTATAGCACCCGGGTCGAATCCGTGGGCTACTCAAAGAACTATATGGGCCAGAGTTATTAGTGGTGCTAGCTTAGACGGTTCGGATGATTTGCGCTTATCTAATGTATTGTGGATGGGAGATGTAAATCATCCTGAATATAAAACTTCTAGAGGATCTACATATGATAATTCTTATGAATCTAAAATTAATAACCGACCTACATTTGGTTTAGATGCAATAAAAGTTGATTTTAAAGGTACTATGGGTAGTACAAAATCTTGTACTATTTCTTTTAAATGTTGGACTCTAGAGCAATTAGAAATTCTAGAAAAATTATATATGGTTCCCGGCATTAGTTTAATTGCTGAGTGGGGATGGAGTATATCAACTAATGGAGGTGGTCGTGTATATCCTAATGGTGAATTTTTAACATTGAACAAAGAAAAAGACCCATATTCAAAAGTTATGAAGTCTATAATTTCTAAAAGAGAAAAATATGATGGAAATTATGATGGGTTAATTGGATTGATAACTAATTTCAATTATTCATTAAATGAAAATTTAGGTTTTGATTGTCAAGTAGAAATTATAGCACCGGGAGAAATGTGGTTAGAACAAAATGCTACTAATAACTCCAAGAAATGTGGTGANAGAACAAAATGCTACTAATAACTCCAAGAAATGTGGTGATGATAGTAACGGAAAACAGGAACAACAATCTAATATACAATTTGCATTTCATGATTTATATCGAAATCACAAAGATTCAGATGAATTAAAAAAGATAAATGAAGTATATCCTAAATCAGCACCAGTTGCGATTGTTCAAGAGTGGGAAACGGAAACTAGGGAATACGATAAACAACATAGATCGACCGGAGTTGCTATAAAGGAGACTGCGGCTGAATGGTTGGGGGGTTCTGCTACTAGTCACCGTGAAGTATACGTTTCATGGCAATTTTTTGTTACATTATTAAATGAAAATATTGGATTGTTCGATGGAAAAGTAACTTTTAACGGACCTAAAAAAAATAAAGGTGGCAAAGTAGAATTGGCTATGGATTTAATACCAATATCCGTATTACCTAAATTCTATTCATTAGACCCGACTATATGTACATTTAAACCTATCAATATAGATATACAAAATGCTAAACGCAGAGAAAATGAAATTGCCATTGCATATGATAGGGAAATAACTGTAGCTGAAAAGGATGGGTTAAAAACGGAAACTCCCGTAGAACCCGGAGTTTGGACTTCTCTAGGAAATACAATTGTAGGAGCTTGGAATCGAACATCAAATTTTATAACGAATCGTTTAGAGAATGATGATCAAATACGAGAATGTGAACCTTTAAATGGATTACCGGATATAATAGGTAATGGTGCGTTAGACTTTGCCAAAAAACAAATAAATGAATTGGGAAATGAAAAGGATATAGAGTCGTTGAATGAAAATGATAAATTTATTTTAGACGATAATGTAGGACTGTTAAATTGTATTTTTTTGAATGCCGGCTTTTTGCGTGATTGTGTCAGTACTTCGGCTGGAGAAAGTTTAACTATACAAGAATATTTAACTAAAGTATTGGGGGATTTAAATACTGCTACCGGTAATATATGGAATCTACAATACCATATAGATGAGAATGATTCGTCTAGAGTACGTATATACGATGCCAATTACACTTCTATAGAATCTAGAAAAGATTTAGTCGAACCTTATAATTTTAAATTGTTAACTGATCATACTTTAGTAATACGTGGTGCTACTGTTGAAAGTAAATTAGTAGATGGATTTAAAAGTATGGTTTTATATGGTAACAATTCCGAAGATAATGGCAATAATGATACTGCCAACCAAGGAATGCAATTATATTCAAATAAAATAATTGATGCTTGGAGAGAAGCAGCACAGCAGACTGAACAGCATCCAGAGTATTGTATAAACTCAGAAGGTAAAATTGTTAGGTCTACATTAACGCCAAACCCAGAAGCTGATTTGGATTATAATTATATGTTATTACTTAGAGCGGCAGATCCGGAAACCGTATCTAGTGCTAAGAATGCTATGCAACAATATATAACTTGGTTAAATAAAAATAATCCGGAAGTAGCTAAGCGCTTTCCTATGAATCAAAATATTTTATTACCTTTTAATTTTGGTATAACAATAGATGGGTTTAGTGGATTTGTATGGGGTAACGCTATTAATTTTGATTATTTGCCTACTAGATATAATGATAGAATTTACTTTCAAGTTACTAAGATATCACACGACATTTCAGTTTCTGATTGGACTACTACTATAGAAACCGTAATGCGATTGAGAAATGAAGAATCTACATCATCCGGTACTAATTTAAGTATTGCTAGTACTGCTAAAATTGATACAGCAGGAAAACAATTGATTCAAGATCAATCACCTAATGGACCAGTTCAAAGTCAAACGACTTATGGTGCTGAATCTACTGGTACTGATACTGCAAAGAAAGCTGCTATGTATTCTGGGTTATCTAAAAATCAAATTGATCCTAACGACCCTAGAAATAATCAAGATATATCTGGATTTTTTTAAATAAAAAATATGAGACCCACATTTAAAACTTTAAATCAACAAATCTACCTATATACTAAAGGTAAAGAATTCATTGATGTGAATGGTGATGAATACATAGGAGAGTATCACTATTCATCTGGTAAACCGTATACGGGTCCTACACATACTAGCGATTCTAAATTATTGAAATTGTATAATTCAAATAAATCTATTATATCTTACGATAAAATTAGACCGGATCAAGAAAAAATAAAGGAATATAAAGAACCATATGATTCTGGAATTTCTCCTAAAGAAGCTCAATATGATATTGGGTTTATAGTTAGATATTTCATTAAACGAGTCAATGATTCGGACAATGTTATTTACGAGGTTAGTGAAGACATAGGAAAAACCTATGGAAGTCCCCGAGGCATCGATCCCAGTTTATATCAACTAGAAAAATTGAATTGGTATATAACCAAAGATCCTAAAAAAAGAAATGAAATTGAATTAAATAATTATGCGAATTTACAGGTATCTAATATTAGGATGCCGGGATTAGTAGATCATATATCCAGTTTATACGAATATTCTTTCGATATTATTTGATAGTTTCAAGTGGGTTTTATATACTTGATATAAAATCAGGCCGATTTTATGATTATAATTGATTCCCTTGAGGAATATAATGCATTCTACAAAGAATTTCAAAAGAATGATTGTATTATAGTTCCCGTATATTCAAATGAGTTTATACATACTAAACTCAAATCCATATCACTTCTATGGATTAGTCTAATACAGTCCAATGCAGACTATGTATTAGTGCAGGAGCATTCTGAATTATTATTCAAAGTTGATCAAGCTTTAATAAGTAATATTTTAAAAATTAATAATTTAAAATTTATAATAGATAAAAAAGAAATACTTTATAGCTTCCCTGAAATAGTTAATTCAATTGATTTAGAGTTATTACATTATTTGGAGATGGGAAATAAATTAAGTATGCCTGAATTTAGTTTAGAAACACACTTTAAAAGTATGTATCCCAGGTATTCTAAATTGAATACTTTGATACCAATTACAAAATGGATTGAATATTTCGATAAGATCAAACCCAATTTAAAGAATCTCTGCGAAACCTATAACGAGCAAGATAGAGCTTATAACTTCTATAATAATATAGTATTACCTGGGTTATCGAAGATAGAATCAAATGGACTCAAGGTAGATCTAGGTAAAATACATAAAAGTATAATTAAACATATTAATATAGATATGCCTTCGAGTGTGATGTATTCACAATATAATATATTCACTACGACTGGAAGGCCTTCGAACCGTTTTAATACAATTAATTTTGCTGCACTCAACAAGGAAAGCGGTATTAGAGATATGTTTATAAGTAGATTTGATAATGGTGCATTAATTGAGTTTGATTTTGAATCATATCATTTAAGAATTATAGGAAACTTGGTGGGTTATAAATTTCCTAAAGAATCGGTTCATGAATATTTGGGTAAACAATATTTTAATGTTTCAGAATTAACTGAACAGCAATATGAAGAATCTAAGCAACTTAGTTTTAGGCAGTTATATGGTGGAGTTCAATCCGAATATGTACATATTGAATTCTTTAAAAAGACTAAAGAATACATAAATAATATGTGGAATGAATGGAATCGCAGGGGGTATATTGAATCTCCAATATCCGGCCGGAGATTATATAAAAAGAACTTTATACAATTAAATGCACAAAAGTTATTCAATTATTTAATTCAATTATTGGAAACGGAATTCAATATGCAAAAAATTGATAAACTCAATTCATTTCTAAATAAATACAATACTAAGTTAATACTTTACGTGTATGATTCGTTTTTGTTTGATTTTGATTTATTAGATGGTAAGAAATGTGCAAATGGTATAAAAAAGATCTTAGAAGAGGGTGGGTATGTAGTTAGAAAATATGCGGGTAATAATTACGGTAATTTGAAAGAAATTTAAGTAAATGAATAGTTTGTTATATTTATAATAAACTGTTACATGTTATAATGTATAATTTCAAATTACTTTGTACCTTTACATTTAAAAAGAATATCAATTCTGTTATAGATGATATTATATTTCAATTCAAAGGAATACAGAAACTTTTTGTATTTTCAAATAAAGAAAATACTAATGATTGTTATGTTACCTTTAATGTTGATTTATCTATAAATGATACGTTTAATGACTATATAATCATACACCGTAAAAAAGAATACAATACGTTATATTCTGTTAATGCTTTAAATCTTATCATTAGAAATCTAAATAATGGTATTTTAGATACTTCATATATTATTGATTGGAACTTATATCGAAATATGTTATTATTATCTAAACAAAATGAAGTTAGTAGAATTCCATTGCAATTGGAAGAAGTAATTAAACTTTAATTTGGTTTTTCGGATTACTATATTTATATTAGAGTACGTTGTTAGATGGTTATTGAATGCCCGGTAATTACTTAATGACAATTAAATTAATGATTATTAACAATTAAAAATTAACAAATTATGGCATTAAATTTAGATTCCATTAGGAAGAAATTGACGCAGTTGCAATCTTCCACACAAAAACAAGATCGTCTTTGGAAACCCGAAGCCGGTAAAACAGTTATTCGAATTGTACCTTATCAATTTAATAAGGACAATCCATTCACCGAAATGTATTTTCACTATGATTTAGGTAAGAAGACTTTCCTATCACCGTTTACTTATGGAAATCCCGATCCTGTAGTTGAATTTGCAGAAAAACTTAAGAAAACTGGAAATTCAGATGATTGGAAAATGGGTAGGAAACTCGAACCTAAATTGAGAACTTATGTTCCTATTATCGTTCGCGGTAAGGAGAATGATGGTGTAAAATATTGGGGGTTCGGCAAACAAATCTATCAAGAACTTCTTAGTATCATTGCTGATGATGATTACGGTGATATTACTGATTTGAAGAACGGCCGTGATGTCGTCGTAGAATTTCAAAAAGCTGAAGAAGCCGGTAATAACTTTGGTAAAATTTCAATTCGAGTAAAACCGAATGCAACGGCCGCGACGGATAATAAAGAAGTTTTAGAGAAAATCCTAAATGGTCAGAAAGATCTTAAGGAAATTTTTCCTGAGCCGTCTTATGATGATTTAAAGGCTGCACTACAAAATTGGTTAAATCCTTCCGAATCGGATGATGAAGAGGCTGGAGATGAAAAGGAAACCACTGCAGTACCTAAATCCTCTTCTAAAGAATCTGTTAGAAAGACCGATGATGTTGCAGCAGCATTCGATGAATTATTTGATGAAAATTAATATTGTAACGCATTGATATGGGGAATCCGAGCAGGCATTTGTATCGGATTCCTTATACTTTATAATCATTCAAACTTATGGCAAAGAAAAAAGAATTACAGGATTCATTCACCAATCCTATAAATAAAAATGATGCTAAAGATGAATTGGCTGATATTTTATCCGATTCTCTAAATAAAAAATTTAAAGATCAGGGGCAGGTAGTATTTACTTTAAATGACAAAGAAAATCCTTCCAATATAGTTGATTGGGTATCCACGGGAAACTCAGCATTAGATTTATACATATCTAATACGCCCAATGGGGGATTTGCAGTTGGTCGACTAACCGAAATCACTGGATTAGAATCTTCAGGTAAATCGCTACTGGCGGGGCATGCTATTGCTAATACGCAGAAAAAGGGTGGTTTGGCTATTTATATTGAAAATGAAACTTCTTTATTTAAAGCATTTTTAGAAACCTTGGGCGTAGATACTTCTAAAATGTTATATGTAAATTTAGATACGGTTGAAGATATTTTTGCTGCTATCGAGGATATAGTACTTAAAGTTAGAGAGAAGAACAAAAATCGTTTAGTTACGATTGTAGTGGATTCGATAGCCGCAGCATCTTCTAAAGTTGAACAAGAAGCTACATATGATAAAGCCGGATACAATACTACTAAAGCAATTGTAATTTCCCAGGCGATGCGAAAATTAATGCCTTTAATTGCACGCCAACGCGTATGTTTAATTTGTATCAACCAGCTTCGTGAGAAGGTGGGTTTAACTATGCCTGGAGCGGATAAATATTCCGTGCCGGGAGGTAAAGCTATTGGATTTCACGCTACTACTAGAATTCGTGTTGCTGTTACCGGTAAAATTAAGATGAAAATTAATGGTGTGGATGAAATCGTAGGAACTACAGTCAAGGCAAAAATAGTTAAGAGTAAATTAGGTCCCGCAAACCGCGAAGTTGAATATGAAGCATTCTATAATGCCGGTATCAAAGACTATACCAATTGGATTGATATTTTAGTTAAATATGGTAAAGCGGAAAAGGTTGGTATGTCATATCAAATTGTAGATGAAACCACCGGAGAAATCTATAAATATTCATCTAAAAATTGGGAAGAAGTTTTAAAGACCGATGAAAAAATTCGAGCAATAGCATATAAACAATTGTGCGATGTATTAGTTATGGATTATGAAAATATGGAAATTGATTCCGATAATTTGATTCGCGAGCAGTCGAATTCTGAAGCTGGGGTTTTGGATGATACGGAATAAATATCTATATTAAAGTAATGAAATATCTATTATCTATATTGTTTGTTTTAGTCTGTAATTTGATACAGGCACAATCAATTTTTGTTACGAAGAATCAATATCAAGCTGATAAAAAAATATATGTAACTAAATATAGATATGAAGCTGATTTAATTGTATATGTAACTAAATATAGATATGAAGCTAAAGAAGAGGGTATTTGGTTTTATTGTAAATATCCCTATCAAGCTGATTCTAATTGGAAAATACATTTTGTAAAAAATAAATACCAAGCCGATTTGATAATTTATTATACAAATTTGCGGTATCAAGCCGGAAGAACTAAATAGAAGTATGGATAATAGATTTTTAAAAATGCTCGATGAACTTAAAAAAGAACCCTTGGATTTGAATCTCAATTCGAGGGTTCTTATTGTAGACGGACTCAACCAGTTTATACGTACCTTCGCAACTTCACCGGTTACAAATGATGATGGTTTGCACGTTGGTGGAATTACTGGGTTTTTTCTTACGATTGGTTATGCAATTAAACATTTAAAGCCTACTCGAGTTATCTTAGTATTTGATGGTAAGGGGGGATCACATCGCCGTAGGCAAATTTATTCAGAATATAAGAATAATAGAAAGCCGGGGTCTGATATCAAAAGAAGTCCGTATTTACAAACTGATGAAGATCCTAAAGCAAGTATGGTTAGGCAAATGAGACGACTATCTGAATATTTAGAAACATTACCGGTAACTACTATGGTAATTGACCATATTGAAGCAGATGATACCATTGCATATTTAACTACTTTAGTTAGAGAAAGAGGTGGGCAATCATATATTATGTCTACTGATCGAGATTTTCTACAATTGGTAAATGATGATGTAGCAGTGTGGAGCCCTACAAAAAAGAAACTTTATTTTAAAAATGATGTAGTAGAAGAATATGGTGTATCAGCAAATAACTTTTTGTTATATAGAACGATAACTGGCGATAAAGGTGATAATTTACCTAAAGTAAAAGGCATTGGTTCTAAAACTCTAATTAAAAGATTGCCGCAAATTCGAGATGAAAGGGAATTAAGCATAGATGATTTATTTGAACATTGTAAGTTAAATATAGATGATACGGTTTTATCAAAAATTTTAACTGAAGAACAAATGATTAGAACCAACTATGAATTAATGCAATTGAAGGATGTGAATATCTCCGGTTCTAGCAAAATGAAAATCATTCAAATGTTTGAGGGTGCTATTAATCCATTTGTTAAGGATGATTTTTTTCGTATGTTAATTGATGATAGAATGGCTGAAGCAATTAAGAATGTGAAAATGTGGTGTATGGATGTATTTCAACCTTTGGATATGTACAGACGCAAATCTATAACTAATTGACAATCAATTATGTAATCTAAAACCTTGAAAATATTTTCAATAAGTTACGTAACTTATTGATTATCAACCCGAAAGAATTTACCTTAGGACTTGTTTTAGCGTTTTATATTAACTATCTTAAGTTACATGTTTGGGGAAAAAATACCCGAAAAAAAAGTTTAAAAATAATTTGGTGGGTTTTTAAAAAACTCCTATATTTATAGTAAGTAAAAAGATAAAAAAAGTTCAATGAAACATTTAACATACATATGGCGATATCAAGCTAATGTTCTCCCATTATCGGTGTCAGAGGCGATTTGCCCGACTATTGATAATAGTAGAATTTTTAAGGGCCAGGATACGCGTAGGGAGTTAGATATAAGTTGATCTTATAATATAACTAATAACTAACCCCTTAATCCTGAAAAAGTTAAGGGGTTTTTTATTGTGTAATGGTACAGTAGCTCCAATGGTAGAGCGAGGGCCTGAAGAGCCCTGCGGTACTGGTTCAAATCCAGTCTGTACCACTAAGGGACGGCCGTCCCAAGACCTTTCGGTGATGTGGGTTCGATTCCCACCTCGCTTTCTTAGGAGAACGAGTAGTTTAATTGGTAGAACGCCGATCTGCATATACTGTAGGAGTAAAATCCGAACAACGAGGCGTCGAATGCCACGCCTACAATGCAAATGATTGCAAGAGAGTATAGGGCAAAATAATTGGGGAAGAAGCTCAGAAGGTAGAGCAGCTGACTGTTAATCAGAAGGGTATGGGTTCGACCCCCATATTCCCCGCAATATGCCGATGAAGTTTGAATGGTTCAAACGTGTTCTTGGTAAGAACAAGTCTATCAGTTCGAATCTGATTATCGGTTCTTAAAAAAGAATAAAATGAAACGAAAACGAAAACATAATATGCGTCTGTAGCTCAGTTGGTAGAGTAGGTGACTCTTAATCATCGGGTCGCGAGTTCGAGTCTCGCCGGACGCACAAAATATAAACATGCGCCCGTAGCAAAATGTGGCTCTTGCTCCTGACTTTTAATCAGGCTAAAAATCGGTTCGACTCCGGTCGGGCGCACAATGAATAGTTTAGTTTCATACGATCTTTGACATATTGGCTTAATGCTCCCATCGTCTAAATGGTGCAGGATGTCAGACTTTCAATCTGGCGATACGGGTTCGATTCCCGTTGGGAGTACATTTGGGATAGAGACCAGGGCAGTCCACAACGTCTGTAAAACGTAGGTGCGAAGTTTCGATTACTTCCTATCCCACATAAATTGGTCCTAGGGTCTGCTTGGAGTGGACGTCTGCCTGTCACGCAGTACAATCAGGAGGGTTCGAATCCCTTTGGGACCGCATATAGCGAATTGGGGAAGTCAGGTTTTTCCCACTTGCTTTGGGAGCAAGACGGCGTCGGTTCGAATCCGGCATTCGCTACTATGAAGGTGTTGACCTGTCCGCCACCTTAAATTGATAAAACGGCGCTAAAGAGTGGAGGGTGACAATCGGAGAGAGATCCAGCCAGGGGCTATGGTATAGTTGGCGAACACGTAACATTTGCAATGTTAAGTCCTCAGTTCGAATCTGAGTAGCTCCACAATATGGCGGGGGGGTGAAACGGAATAATCATTCAGGCCTCATAAGCCTCGAGATAGTGGGTTCGACTCCCACCCCCGCTACAAATGCGAGTATAGTATAATGGTTTATTATGATAGCCTTCCAAGCCTTAGATGTCAGTTCGATTCTGACTACTCGCTCCAATAATACCCTGTAGTGTAATTGGCAACATACTTGACTTTGACTCAAGTGATTTCAGGTTCGAGGCCTGACGGGGTAACTAAAATGTTCATATAGCTCAATTGGTGAGAGCATCCGCCTGATACGCGGAAGGTTAAAGGTTCAAGTCCTTTTATGAACACTGAATACCCCGATGGCGTAATGGGAGCGTCTCAGTATTACAAACTGATGGTAGTGGTTCGAATCCACTTTGGGGTACTAAATGCGTCTAAGCATAATGGTATGCACCAGGTCTCCAAAACCTCGGAAGGACAAGGTTCGATTCCTTGTAGGCGTGCTATATGGTGTTTATAGCTTAAATGGTTAGAGCACTTGATTGTGGTTCAAGTTAGTGCGAGTTCGAATCTCGTTAAACACCCTTAATACGGAAGCATCAACCGAAAAAAGAGCATCGGCCTAGTCTTGAAAACTAGATGTCATCGGGTAACACCGATGTGTAGGTTCGAATCCTACTGCTTCCGCAAAACTTACCTGACCGAAGGTTATGAGGATGCCTCTGATTCCGTAGGTTCTTAAAGTAGTCAGGAACGGAATAAATTGGAAAGTAAACCTAAACGGTGATAGGGTCCGCCTGCTAAGCGTGACGTTCGGGTAACTGGACGAGGTTCGATCCCTCTGCTTTCCGCCAAATAATTAAAACTAAAAAATGTTATGAAAACAAATTAGAACGCACATTTCCATTAAATTGGGATAGTAAACACAATATTAATACTCCTGAAGAATATATGCAATATTTAGCAGACAATTATGGATGGACAAACCCGGATGGTAGAATTTTTTACAAAGAAGGTAAAGTTATAGAAGTATTCAAAAATAAATAACCTTACAAAATAAACACCTGTAGCTCAACTGGATAGAGCAGCTGCCTTCTAAGCAGCCGGTTGGGAGTTCGAGCCTCTCCAGGTGTGCTAAAATAAAAAGATATGAAAAAATTATTTCTGGATGATATCAGAAATCCTAAAGATTGTACGTATTATATGCACAGTTCACTTGTACCGTTATACAATACTATGGATTGGATTATAGTTAGAACGTATAATGAATTTGTTAAGTATATTACAGATAATGGAATGCCGGATTTAATTTCATTTGATCATGATATTGAAGAAGATCAAATTGATGGCGATGTAATGGATTTAAAAAATTGTAAAATTATATATGGTAAAACTGGATATGATTGTGCAAAATGGTTAGTAGAATATTGTATGGATCACAATATAAAATTGTGTGAGTTCATAGTGCATTCTGCTAATCCGGAAGGAGCTAGAAATATTCAATCAATATTAGACAATTATAAAAAATACGAAAAATAATCGTTGCCCCCATGACGTAATTGGTAGTCGTATCAGGCTTAAAATCTGAGTGTATCGGCTCGAATCTGGTTGGGGGTACGAATGCCCGAGTGGTGTAACTGGAGAACACGCTTGATTACGAATCAAGAGATTGAGAGTTCGAATCTTTCCTCGGGTACAAATAAATGCTCTGCTAGTGGTAAGTGGTAACACACCTGTCTTGTAAACAGGAATTCGCGGTTCAAGTCCGCGGCGGAGCTCAAATTGTTGATATTTTAGTTATCGAACCTATATTTATAATAGCAAAAGCAGCAAAAATAAAAAATAATTTGGTTTATCGAAAGATAAATCCTATTATTAAGTATATTAATTAAGTCAATACGTTCTTTGAAAATATTATCCTTTTAATTGTTAGCTTCGGCTAATAGTTAATAAAGATATTCGGCTGTCTATGGTCGTTAAATAAACTGGGAAACCAGTATAAAGTGGGTCTACCACGCTGAGGTAGGCCTGCGGCTTCGCGAGGAGCTCGAGTAGACAAGCAAGATATCATTGGACCTTAGTAACTGAGGGTAACACTGTAGGTAAACTGGTTTGATGACTTGGCAATGTGGGTTGTCAAGTTGAGGAAGGAATTCCAATAAGAATAACTTGTAGATATATTGTAAGAAATGTGATTTTATCCAATCATATTATTGCGTGTATCAATATTAAAGGTGTCTTAAAACCGAAAGGTATGCAAATGTACAGGTGGTGCTGTTGTTGCCTTAGCCTTAACTCTACCAAGAGTATGTGTTATGAAGATGTCTTGAAGTATGGAGGTAGGGATACCTCAGAGAGTAGTTTAGTATTGACTCTGCCAAAAGCGGGGTTAGCTAAAATGGTAAGCCACTACTTTCACTAATCCACAGTCACTTCAAGGATTTCATGGTTGATGAAAATTACTGTAGAAACTAAAAAGCATAAGTGCTTGCCAGTCACGGATGAAAGATGCCTACATAGTAATGGGTTGTCCATTGCCATCAAAGGTCGCAAGCCAATGATGATTTACTTGAAAGGTTTGTAGTCCCGCAAGGATGAATTAGCTCGGCAGAGTTGAACAGATTGAGTATGGTGAGAGTAGTCCAATAAAGTGACTTTAGGAGTGGTTAGTCTAACTAACCGGCATTGCCAAGATAGAATTCAAAAGATTCTGGATACGAAGGGAAAACATAATCCTTTTAAAGACTTGGTCAGTGATGCTGTAATCTCAAGCTTCGCTATATTTTTAATATGCCCTGATGGTGTAATTGGCAGTCACGTAGGTCTTAGGAACCTATTGTGCGGGTTCGAATCCCGCTCGGGGTACTGTATTATGATCCTCTATATCCAGCTGGGTGTGGAGTGAAAATAAATAGTTCTTTTACATACATTAAAACTAATAACACCGATGCGGTTAAGGTAACCTCTATAATATAAATTATGTAATTTATATATAGAGATAAATCGTCGTCCGCTGTCTACATATATAATATCATAATAGATATTAGTAATTATAAATGAGATAAATAAACCAGTTAGACAAAAACCTGTTGCAGTTGCAAATGTAACAAAGACGATAATAAGGAAGGTGACCTTATAATTTGCTCCCGTAGCTCAGTGGTGAGAGCACCAAGCTTATACCTTGGGGGTCATTGGTTCAAGTCCAATCGGGAGTACGATTGAAATGCGTTCTTATTTAAGGTCGGGTGTCTGAGTGGCTTAGGTAGATGTTTGCAAAACATTTTACGGGGGTTCGAATCCCTCCCTGACCTCCATTATGGTATACAATAGATTAGATACTAATACTCCGGTGTTTAATGTAGGTTCTTACATTAAAGATATCCTAAAAATAGTACCGTACACTAAGATATATGTGGGTACGGACTCGCAAAACACGGGTGATTATACTGTATATGCTACCGTTATAGTTTTACATTACAACGGTAATAATGGCGGACACGTCATCTTTTCAAAAGAACGAGTTCCTAGAATTCGTGATAAATATGCCAAACTTTGGGGTGAAGTAGAACGTTCAGTTAACGTAGCTAATTTTTTAAAAAATGATTGTGGTATAGACGTACAATACATTGATTTAGATTTAAATGCCAATAAAAAAGAGGAGAGCAATAAAATTTTAGCCTCTGCAGTTGGTTTGGTTGAATCATATGGATACGGTGCTAGGTTTAAGCCGGGTCCGGCTTATGCGGTTCGGATAGCAGATGTTCTGTGCCGACCGAAGAGACGCAGTAACCGTATAAAGGAATGAAGATGGGGGCACGTCCCCCTTTCTTCATTTTTGCCCTTTCGGGCGGTCCGCATAACTTATTGATTATCAAGTAGTTATAAAACTTTATTTGTTTAATTCTTGGTAATACACTATTTTCATCGAAACTATATATATTTAATATGACAGCTGTAGATAAATTATCGCATTTTGGACATACATTTCAAGTAAAGGTTATAGCAGCATTATTTACTGATAAGAACTTTCTTCAAAAAATTTCTGATATATTAGATCCCACATATTTTGAATCGGAATCTACACAGTGGATTGTTAAGACTATTCTGAAATATTATAGGGAATATAAAGGCGCTCCGACTTTGGAAGTTATGAAAGTCGAAGTATCTTCTATAGAAGATGGTGCACTGAAAACTTTAGTTAAAGATACATTAAAGGATTCTTACAAGTTTCTTGAATCTGCAGATTTACCATTTATAAAAGATGAAATTGAAGATTTCTGTAAAAATCAAGAAATAAAGAAAGCTATTCTAGAATCGGTTGAATTATTGGGTAAAGGTAAATATGACCTGATTAAAACTAAAATAGATAAGGCCCTACGCGCTGGTGCTGACACCGAACTAGGACATGATTATGTTAATGGAGTACAGGAGAGATATGCGGATGCTGCTAGGAATGTTAAGCCAACTCCTTGGGATATCATTAATGAGATAACTGATGGTGGCTTTGGTAAAGGTGATTTAATAATTTTTGCAGCTGCTCCTGGCGGGGGTAAATCTATGGCCTTAGTTAATATTGCAGTACACGCAGCAAAGCAGGGACAGACGGTATTGTATTATACCTTAGAACTTAGTGCGGAATATGTATCTAGAAGATTTGATAGCTTATTAACTGGTATTGCATTACCTAATTTAAAATACCATCTAGATGAAGTTGAGGCTGCAACTAAAAAATTGACGGGTAAACTGATACCCAAATTTTTCCCTAGTAAAACCATTGGGTTGAGTACGATACAAGCTCATATTGAGAAATGTATTGCAACGGGTTGTAAGCCCGATATTATTATAATCGATTATGCAGACAAACTTAAACTTCCTGCAGGTATTTCCAATGCTAGAAAAGATGAATTGCTGGAACTTTTATATGAAGAAATGCGAGGTATCGCTGGTATGTATGAAGTCCCGTTATATACTGCTTCACAATTGAATCGATCTTCGGCAGAAATGGATGTGATAGGTGGTGATAAAATCTCCGATGCATTTTCTAAATTGAATGTAGCCGATTTTGCTGCATTTCTGAGTAGGAAAATGACGGATAAAGTTGCGGGTACCGGTCGGTGGTCTATTATTAAAAATAGATATGGACCGGATGGATTAGTATTCCCTAGTAAATTAGATATGAGTCGTTGTAAAATAGAAATATTCGAGGAAACCACTGTAAAGGGTAAGGAAATCAAGAAGGATATGCAAAAGGGTGAAACTCTGCTGAAGAAAAGTTTAGCACATAAATATAAAGAACTTTCGGATTTGGGATAAAACAAAAAAATATTTTTTCTTTTATCAGGATTCAATTTGAGACAATATTTATATGAACACTTGAGTTTTCTATTAAAATAAAAACTATAAAATTTACTTTAAACTATGAATTTAGATTCGAAAATCTTATCTGATATTACCGTCTTTATGAAATATTCAAAATATATCCCTGAATTACAAAGGCGGGAAACTTGGGATGAATTAGTTACTAGAAACAAAGAAATGCATCAGAAGAAATATCCGAAGTTGCATAATGAAATTGAAGAAGTCTATAAATTGGTATATGATAGAAAGGTTCTTCCCTCAATGCGCAGTTTGCAATTTGCTGGTAAACCCATTGAGTTAAGTCCTAATAGAATTTATAATTGTTGCTTTTTACCTATAGATGATTATAGATCGTTCGGTGAAATTATGTTTTTGCTTTTAGGTGGTACTGGTGTCGGATATTCAGTACAACGGCATCACGTAGATAAATTGCCTGAAATTAGGAAACCCAATAAGGGAAGAAAGAAGAGATTTTTGATTAGCGATTCAATTGAGGGTTGGGCAGATGCTGTGAAGGCGCTAATATCTAGTTATTTCAAAGGAACTTCCGAATTAAGTTTTGATTTCCGAGATATTAGGCCCAAAGGTGCTAGATTGGTAACCTCAGGTGGCAAGGCTCCCGGTCCAGTACCTTTGCAAGAATGTCTATTCAAAATAAAAACTATATTAGATGGAAAAGAAGACGGAGATAAATTACAGACTATTGAAGTTCATGATATTGTATGCCACATTGCAGATGCAGTTTTGGCCGGAGGCATCCGCAGAGCAGCACTCATTAGCTTATTTAGTGCCGACGACCATGAAATGATAGCATGTAAATCCGGTGCTTGGTGGGAATTAAACCCACAACGCGGTAGAGCAAATAATTCCGCAGTATTGTTGAGACATAAAATTACCAAAGAATATTTTATAGATCTTTGGAAACGTATCGAGGCCTCCGGTGCCGGCGAGCCTGGTATATTCTTCACTAATGATAAAGATTGGGGGACTAATCCGTGTGCTGAAATTGCATTGCGTCCATACCAGTTCTGTAACTTATGTGAAGTGAATGTTTCTAATATTCAATCTCAAGAAGATTTTAATGAGCGTGTGAAAGCAGCTGCATTTATAGGTACCTTACAGGCGGGTTATACCGATTTTCATTATTTGCGTGATATATGGAGACGTACCACTGAAAAGGAAGCACTCATAGGAGTTGGTATGACTGGTATTGGATCTAATAAAGTATTTGATTTTGATATCAAAGAAGCTGCCAAAATAGTAAAGGATGAGAATGCTAGGGTAGCTGATATAATAGGAATCAATAAAGCAGCACGTACTACTACTGTAAAACCCTCTGGTACCAGTTCATTGGTATTAGGTACATCTTCCGGTATACATGCATGGCATAATGATTACTATATTCGTAGAATTCGAGTGGGTAAAAATGAATCTATTTACACATATTTATCTATATATCATCCTGAGTTATTGGAAGATGAATACTTTAGACCGCACGACACTGCAGTAATATCCGTACCACAAAGAGCACCGGAGGGATCGATTCTTAGAACAGAAAGTCCTATAAACTTATTAGAGCGCGTTAAACATATTCAACGCGAGTGGATTAAACCCGGACACGGGAGTGGTTCGAATATGCACAACGTATCCGCAACTATATCTATTAAAAATGGAGAGTGGGAAGAAGTCGGTGAGTGGATGTGGGAAAATCGAGAATATTATGCAGGACTTTCTGTACTACCACACGACGGCGGTAGTTATGTACAAGCTCCTTTTGAAGATATTACTAAAGAAAAGTATGATGAATTAATAAAGACCTTACATAATGTAGATTTAAGTAAGGTGGTTGAAATGGATGATTTAACTGATGCTAAAGGAGAAGTAGCTTGTGGTGCATCGGGTTGTGAGATAGTATGATCAAACCAATATCATTTAAAGAATTTAAACGAGAACTCCGATACCCCGTTACGGAAACGGAAGATAATACAAATCAAATTAAATTAGTAATTAACCCTTTAAAAAACAGAAAAAGTTATGAAACAAGTAGAGGATTTAAAACAATTAATGATGGAAGTAGAAACCAATTCAATTGATTTCTACGGTAAACAGAATAAAGCAGCTGCACGACGTGCTAGAAAAGCATTGCAGGAAATAGGTAAAATTTGTAAAACTTTCAGAAAAGAAATCAGCGAAAAAGTAAATGAATTAAAAACTAAATAATGTTTTAATATCGAGTCATACGGAGCGATTTTCACGTTTTTAGTATGACTCGATATTTATTAATATAATTTAAAATCTAACAAATATGGTAAAAAAACTATTATTTATTATTTTGGCGTCACTCATAAGCGTGGCGGCATATTCGAAGGAAGCTTCTTGTTGCAAATTTCAAACTGAAGGATATTTAAAAAGCCGTGAGGTATTCCGAGGTGTTGGATTGGGCAACGGGCCCGCAGCAGGAGCATCGGTGACCTATAAAATTACTGATAAACTTTCCTTGAATTCTAAAGGAATGGCAGCAGTTAATATCGGACCGGGATTTGGATCTTATTTAGAAAATTCAGCAACATATAAACATAAGAATTTAAGTGTTAGTGTTGGTGATATGTTCTTTTTTGACGGTGATGGATCTAACGGTAATGATTATTTTAATTACGGGGATAATACTCGACATTTAATTAACGCTACTGCAAAATATTCTGATAGAAAAGTTTATGGTTTGGTTCAAACTACTGTTTATAAAGCAGAAAATGATGCAAATAATGGAGTTTATTTTGAAGCTGGCTATAAATTTAGTGAGTGTTTTTCGGTAAATACTGGGTATGTAACGGATGCATCTGTTATGAATTTTAGAGATGCTGCTGGGTTTACGCATATCGGACTTAGTGCTGTTAAAGAATTGAGAATTACAGATTCATTTAATCCTAAGCTTAATACTCAATTAGCATTTAATCCTTCATATAGAAATACAATTGCAGGTGTAAGTAATACACCGGTTCAATTATCTATAGGACTAACATTTTAATTACTAACCATTTAAAATCAATTAAACTATGACTGACGTAAAATCCTGGCTCCAATCCAGAACAATTTGGATGATTCTAGTATCCTTAACACCTACGATTTCTAAATTTTTAGGATTCGATTTTGGAGAAACTATGAATGATATACTTACTATAGCAGCTGCAGGTGCTGCTATTTATTTTAGAGTAAAAGCATCTACTAAAATCGCTGCATAATAAGTATTAAATTTGATATAATGGCCCTTATTTTTCGAATAGGGGCCATTATACTATTCGGTTAATATATTTATAATAAAGAAAATCGCTATGGAAAACATTATCAATACCTGCTCACATCACGATGCTAAACGTAAAAAAATACTATTTATCTGTAAGAAGAGACATTATATGAAAACGGATGATGGTATTGAAGGTAAGCTTACGTCATCGGGGTTATTGAATTCTGCTGGGTTTGTGGTTGATATGTTAAATAGAAATGGAATTGATTCTAAATTAGTAGATGTAGTAGATAATAATTGTATTGATAGGGAAGTAACTCAATATAAACCCACTCACGTTATTATTGAAGCATTGTGGGTAGTACCGGAAAAATTTAAAATTTTAACTAAGTTACACCCTAAAGTAAAATGGATTATTAGATTGCATAGTAATATACCATTTTTATCTAATGAAGGTATAGCATTTAAATGGCTTTCTGAATACATTAAATATAAAAATGTTTATTTGGGTAGTAATACTAGACAAACAGTTGATGCATTAGAAGAAATGCTCAATACCAAAGTGTTTTATTTACCTAATTACTATACTATAAAAGAAAGAAAGCATAAAGATTCGAATTCTAGATTTTTAGATATAGGATGTTTTGGTGCGATTCGACCTCTAAAAAATCAATTGATTCAAGCGGTAGCTGCTATCGAATATGCAAATGAAAATGATAAAATATTACGTTTTCATATGAATGGCGATAGAATTGAAGGAAGAGGTGAACCTGTATTAGAAAATATTAAAGCATTATTTGCTGCCAATCCTAAACATGAATTAATATTACACCCATGGTTAAACCATAAAGAATTCTTAGATTTAGTTTCTAAGATGGATTTAGGCATGCAAGTTAGTTTCTCTGAGACGTTTAATATAGTAGCTGCTGATTTTGTTAATTGTAATGTTCCAGTAGTAGTATCTCCTGAAATAGAATGGGTGTCAGCTATATTCAAATGTCCCCCTACAGAAAAGAAAAAAATCAAACGTACAATTGGAATTGCATTATGGACTTCTAAACTAGGATTGCAACATTTAAATTTAATTAAACTTAAAAATTATTGCGATGAATCTGAATGCGTTTGGGTTCATTTATTTAAAAAATAATTTTTGGTTTTAAGAAGTTATATTAATATATTAAGGTTATGATAGAAGAAATCAAACATTTATTTGGTTTTTGCGGAGAGCCGCATCCGAGCATCCTTACATTTTTATTTGGAATGGTGCCTGGAATGACTTATATTAAGTATAAATTAAAAAAGATTAAAAAATGAAAAGGTTTTGTTCAAGTAAACTATTCGATGGATACAGCACTGTATTCAGACAATGGAAAGCGGAAGGAACACATTGTAAGTTTCTTCATGGGTATGCAGTATCATTTAGAGTATGGTTTGAAGGTGATTTAGACGAACGTAATTGGGTATTTGATTTTGGTGGTATGAAACGAGCTAAAACTAAAATACATGGAATGACACCGAAAGATTATTTTAATTATTTACTAGATCATACTACTATTGTAGCACAAGACGACCCATATTTACCTCAATTTAAACAGATGGACAAAGATGGTATTATTCAATTGAGAATTATGGATAATGTGGGTTGTGAAAGATTTGCAGAATATCTTTATACTACTATTAATGATTTTTTATTGGAAGAAACGAATGGTAGAGTAAGGGCTACTAAAGTAGAAGTATATGAACACGAAAGAAATAGCGCTAGCTATTCAGTTATGTATTAACATTTATAACGAATAATATGAAAGAAAAAATTGGAAGAAGGTTTTTAGGTGAGTTATTTCCGCCTAAAGAAAAGAGAAACTTTGAAAAAGCACACCTAAAAGCTTATCTGAAAGGCCATGAATATTTTAGATTCGGGTTTAAAACATTGGAATCCGGTCACAGAGTCCCAGCTTGGCATGAAGTTAAACAAGAATATTTTATAATCTAATACTATGAATTATCTAGCAAAAATTGAAATTGTAACCGTTGACCCTAAATCCGGTAAAGAGAAAAAACATTCAGAAGAATATTTAGTTGAAGCTGTATCAGTTACTGATGCAGAAGCGAGAGTAGTGAAGCATTTTGAAGGATTCACGAGTATCGATTATACAGTTAAATCTGTGCGTGAAACTAAAATTGTCGAGTTTTTAAAATAATCTCTATGAGCAAAGAAAATACGTTATTAATTGCAGAAGCGTTTTATTCATTACAAATGGAGGGTATAACTACGGGATACCCTGCTTACTTTGTTCGTTTAGCTAATTGTAACCTAAGTTGCGGGGCTAACATGAGCTTCGTAAATAAATTTAAAAAAGATATTGTGGATTACGATCCAGGGTCTTTTAAGGGCGATCTTCACGCTGAAGGTAAAGCCACTTGGACTTGTGATACTATTCCGGTATGGGCTAAGGGAACCGAACGTAGTTATCAATGGTTAATTGATAAATGGAAAGATGAAGGAGTATATAATGATATTAAACGGGGAATCATTCATATTATTTGGACTGGCGGCGAGCCGACTATTCCTATGCACCAAAAAGCGATTGCCGGATTTCATCAATATTGGGCTGATCAAGATTTTGATGAAACGTTTTATCCTTATGTAGAAATCGAAACTAATGGAACTTTTTACATTGAAGATGATTTATTTACTCAGTTAGATCAAATTAATTGTTCTCCTAAATTATCTAATTCTGCTATGCGGGAAGATCAACGCATAGTACCGGAAGCAATCGATAGAATTAAAGAGCATTTAAATTATCAATTTAAATTTGTAATTTCAACTGAAGATGATATCAAAGAAGTTTTTAGAGATTTCGTTGAACCGTATAATATTCCATTGCAATATGTAGTTTGTATGCCGGGATTGGATTCTCAAGAAGATTACTTTGAGCGCACTAGATTTGTAGCTGAGATGGCAAAGAAATATAAATTTATAGGATTATCTAGACAACATATTGCCGTTTGGGGAAAAACTACCGGGGTATGATACAAGTGAAATTGACAGATTTTGAATTCGCTGATATTCTTTTAGAAGCAGCAGATGAATATGGACTGACTGCCGAAGTGGTAGTTTTTGCTTTAAAAACTATGAAAGAAAATCCGGCTCTTTCAATTGAAGAAGCATTATTGGCCGGTTATAGTGAATGGATAAAATGAAAAAATATGAGTAAAAATTCTAACACACAAAGAATTGAGTGTCTAAAACTTTATTTAGAACAATTAAAGAAAGGTAGAAAATACCAAAAACCTAAAATTACCATGAAAGATTTGGTAGATATAAAAACTAAATACGCGGATTTTGAAGATGAATAATATATGAAATATTTTTATCTTTTATATTTTTGTTGTGTTTTAATTTCATGCTCTTCTAAAGTAAGCAATAAATCATCTAATAGATTGTTAGATGAGTTTAGAGTTGATGAATATAGAGGATATACAATAGTTTCTATAGAAAAAAGGAATGCCAATTTTAGAGATGTTTCTATGTATAGTTTTGAAAAAAAACGTTATGTGCATGTAAAAATACCTAAATGGTTAGCAGATTATTGGCAAAGGGGTGATACGATTAAATAGACTGGCTATAAAAACTAAAAGTTATGAAAAAGAAACAACGAGTTATTAAAGTACAAGTACCTAAAGAAATTTGGGATGCGGATATGTCTATTTGGAATTGGAATAGAGATATAATGGGTGCGTGGATGAGAAGTATTGTAGACGTAATTAAACAATTAGAAAAATAAGTTATGAATAACGAAACAAAAATCCAATTACAACAGGAACTAATTAACCTATATGAATCACAGATTATGGACTTAATAATGATGTCCAAAATTGAATTAGGCGATGATGTAATTAAAGAAATTAAACGTTTAAAAGATTTGATAAATGAACTGTCTAGATAAAGATTATCTCGCTCTATGTGAAGACATACTTAACAACGGCACTAAAAAGAAAACCAGAACTGGTACTGATTCTATCTCCGTATTTGGAAGACAGATACGACATAAAATGAGTGATGGATTTCCTTTATTAACAACTAAAAAGATGGCTTGGAAACAAATTGTTACTGAGTTGCTTTGGTTTTTAAGAGGCGATACAAACATTAAGTTTTTAATTGATAACGATTGTCATATTTGGGATGGTGATGCTTATAAGAACTATTTGAAACATACTATAACCGGGGTAGATGGAGGTTTAGATAGAATTGCAGGTTATATGGATGGTTGTTTAGTAGAATTTGATGGTCACTATGAACATTTTTCTACGAATCCATCATTTGCTTATGGGTTTAGACCACACACAAAAGAAGAATTTATCAACAAAATCAAAACAGATGATAAGTTTGCTAAAAAGTGGGGTGAACTCGGACCCATATATGGTAAGCAGTGGAGAAATTGGAACGGTAAATCTGATGATGAACTATATGAAGATTATTTGAAAAAAGTTAAAATAAAAACTAAATAAACAAAGTAATTATGGAAAAATCAAAACAAGTAGAACGAATCGCAACAAAGATTCAAGAGTCACTTCAAATGTGGGAAACAATTGGAGGTAGTAAAGAAGCAAAACAGGAATACGAAATCAAACAATTCCCCAAAATGTATCACTCAACAGATGATTCAATTAGTATTCCTTTGTTTGTGGATGGTAAAAAAATAGTAGTAGAAATTAAAACAGTTTAAGTTATGGAAAACATTAATAATGAATTAGAAGAATTGTTTGTACAAATGTCAGCACAACAAGTTTATGACAAGTACATTAAACCAATGAGCAGTAATCCTGATTACATACTGCCAGAAACGGGTGCTATGTTGTTTTATGCTAAAAAACATCCTGAAGGATATAGTATAGAAAGAATAACATTCACCTCGCTTGATGAAGATTATAGTGTTTCGTTAATTGAATCTGTAATGGATTCTGATGATTTTGCAGGATGGCCGTTTCGTAAAAAATAATTATAATTCTTTTAGTTTTTTTCTTTAGAATAAAAAGTAAAAGTGAAAAATTTAAAAACTGGAATTATGCAGAATAAACATACACACGAAGATGGAACTCTATTTACAAAAGAAGAGTTCTTACAAAAATTAAAAACGGATAAAGAATTCAACAATGAGTTTGGTAATAAAGGAATTGACCAGATATCTGAATTGATTAGACAATTAAAAGAGGTACCTGATTCCAGGCGTATGTGTGTAAATGCGTGGGCAGTACATGATTTACCGAATATGGTTCTTCCACCCTGTCATTATGGGTTTCAGGTTTATACGAGAGAGTTGAGTTTGGAAGAACAGATAAAATGGTATTGTTCTGTATATGAAGAGTCTTTTGAAGACGCTATTAGGTATTTCAAAGTAGTTGATTTATCTAAACCATTTAAGACATTAGACGGAGATGTAATAAATTTCCCAACCAGAGCAATCTCTCTAATGTGGAATCAACGTTCTGTAGATACATTTTTAGGATTACCATTCAACATTGCTTCTTATGGGTTACTATTAGAAATCATTGCTAAAGCAGTTAATATGGTTCCTGATGAGTTAATTGGTAACTTAGGGGATGTACATCTTTATAATAATCATATTGAGCAAGCAGAAGAACAAATTAGTAGAGATCCTTTTAAATTACCAACATTAAACATTAACACAGAATTTTGGAAGACTGAGTCAGAAGAGTGTGGTATAGGCCTATTAAATACTAATTTACAAGGATTTGAGATAAGTGACTTTTATTTAGAAAACTATCAATCACACCCAACAATTAAAGCACCCTTATCCAATTAATTATAATTAAACATAAATTTAAAAAAACTAAATAACAAATAACTATGGTTATCTCTAACACAATTAAACAACAATTAGAACAATTCTTCATTTCTGGAGAAAAAGAATTAAAGTTAGATTATACTTTACCTTTAATTGATTTTGAAGAATTAATAAAAAGTTTAGGCTTTAAAGAAGACAGAGATAATTTTGATACTAATGGATGGGAAATAGATTTTTGGTATTATTTTGAACATCCCTCATATGGAAATTTTTGCCTCTCAGGATCATTCTGGTATGGAAATTTTACTATAACTAAAGAAGAAAACTAAAAAACACTACAATTATGCCAAATATGTCTTATTGTCGCTTCGAAAATACCTTCAAAGATTTAGAAGATTGCTATGATGCTCTTCAAAAAGCAGAAGATCTCACATCACTAATTATTGAATCAAACCAATATGAAAGACAATACATAAAAAAGTTAATACGTTTATGTACTGAAATTTCTGAGGAATTTGAAAACGAACTAAATAGTATTGATTCTGATGGACTATCTAACGATTAAAAAATCAATCGAAAAGGATAGTAATTTTATAGAGTGGTGTTCATAAACAAATGAACCTTCAATTATTACTTTATATCTTAAAACGATAGACGCAATATTTTGTTATTAATATTTATATTAAAACATACATGATGAAAAAAATCGCACTAATATTAATTTTGTCTTTATTTGCTATTAATTCCAAAGCAGTAATTAGACAGGCCACTACCTTAACTCAATTATTTGAAAGCCTATCAAAATCAGTTAAAGGAGACTCAGTTTATGTACCTCCCACTTCTATAATTAATGCAACGGATACTACAATTACTATACCCGGGGGAGTAACTCTTTATAGTAGCAGAATGCCTACCCCTGGATCTACTGGAGGAGCATTAATTTATTCTACATCACTTACAAAAGTAGATATTTATACTCCTCTTATTCAAACAGGTGGAGAGGATGTAACTATAAGTAGCATCCGATTAAGAGGTGCCACAAATGAGATAACCGATTTTGATTATAGACGAGGAGTTTCTAAAGGAATTCACGGGCTACACAAAAATTTAAGAATTACTAATTGCGAAATCTTTTGGTTTGATATGTGGGGCGTATATTTGTACGTCCCGGCGGGTGCTATCATTACAAATAATTATATACATCATTGTAGAAATGCAGGATATGGATATGGAGTATGGGTTGGTGGTGCTGGAGTAAAGTATGAAGGAACTGCTATTATATCTAATAATATATTTGATGCTTGTAGATCGGCAGTAGACGCATCCGGTCATTATAGTAATATGATTGTTACCAATAATACTTTTTTACCCGAACAGCATTATACAGTTATATCAAGGCATGGCCAAAGTAATGGTTGTATTGGGGGAAATCAAACTATTGTAACAAACAATTTAGTATTAAGTAAATCACGAAGTTTTACCATCCCTAAATCAGCTACAGATTCCGGGTTTATATCAATTAAAAATAACAGATTAAGATCCTTACCTTGTGCATTTAACAAACAGGTTAGCTCAATAGCTTGTGATGGTGATTTAATTTGTTTAGGAGATACTGCTTATGCATCAAATATACCTTTCATATCTAAATTACAGACTTCTATCGTTGCATCTAAGGACACGATTAAAGTTGGAGAAACGGTTACTTTAACAGCAACTGGTGGTAATAGATTTTGGTGGAAAATTGGTGAAACCACTTTACCTCAAATAGATAGAGTTGGCCAAACAATAACATATAGATTTACCAGGCCTGGGGCATACGTTATTACTTTATATTCATTTTTAAATGCTGGATCTAATTCGGTACCTGCTGAGCCTAACATTACTTATAAAACGATATATGTTTTACCGACTGAAGGAACTTGGGTTATAGCTTGGGTAAAAGATTCTTATATAGGAGTTATAAAAGATAAATTTAAAAAATCGATATTAATTAATGATAGTACTTATTGGTCTGACGATATAGAGGGGTACGAGGGGTGGCAACGGGTAATGATTAGATTTGATCAACCAATTAAAAAAATATCCTTAGATTTAAGGTGTATTAATGATTCGCCTGCTAATGAAATTGGTGAATTGTTTTGTTGGTTTGACGGTATAAGTATTGTAAGTCCTACTAAAGTTTTGTTTCATGATTCCTTTGAAGCTGATAGAATAGTTTGGCAATTAGCCAATACTAATTTGGGAAGTAACGTTTCAACTCAAAATCCTGTAGGAGAAAAACGTGACGGAGAAAAAAGTTGGCTTTTCAGAAAAGCTATAGGAGGAAACTCCAGTGCAGGCTGGGGTGGGAGATTAAGTTGGAATTTTAAATAAACCGTAAGTATGTTACAAGAAAAAAATGTTTTAATAGCTACCAGAGTTCCACCAGGAGATAGATGGCAGTTAGTAGATGATCCAGATAAAACTATTCATTTATCCTTAACAGACACATTAGAAGCTTTTTTTGAAAAGGCAAATAAACCTTATGAATTTAGACTTGCACCTTTAAAAAATTCTTTATATATTATAACGACTGAGGAAGTTAATATACCTACCCCACCACCTAAAAAGTTTAATATCTACGGTGATTAAATACTACCCTGTCAAGGTTTGGTCCGTTCGTCTAATTGGCCAGGATACCACCCTTTCACGGTGGGGATACGAGATCGTACCTCGTACGGACTACTAAGTTAGAAGTTCTTTAAAATAAGAAAGGAAAATAAATTATGGAAACATTATCATTTGCTTTTGGTATGCTTTCGGTAGTAGCAGTAATTTTAATTGCTGTTGTTGCTGTGGGTATAGTAAAGGTATTTAAAATGCAAAGTGACATTAACAATTTGTATAGGACTTTAGATAATATTGATAGTCAGATACACGATCGTATATCAAGTGAATATAGTGATCTCGAAAGGGTTATTAGTGATGATCGAAAAGAATTAAATCTGCGTATTGACAGTCTCAATAGCTATGTTGATTCTAGATTCGATACAATGGAAAACAAATATTTTATAAAAAATGGCAATCAAGGTTGCTAATAAATTAATTATTAATAACAATTAAAATTTAAAGAACTTCTAACTTATTTTTATGAAAGTACGTTTTAAAAAAATAGACCCGAATGCAATTGTACCGGCATACTCTAAACCAGGAGATGCTGGTCTTGATTTAACTGCAACCTCTAAAAACCTAGTAGATGCAGGTAAATATGGTTATGTAGAATATGGAACTGGATTAGCAGTTGAAATTCCAGAAGGTTATGTTGGATTGATATTCCCTCGCAGTTCAATTAGTAATACCGGACTTATATTAAGTAATAGTGTAGGAGTGGTAGACTCTGGATATAGAGGTGAAATTAAATTCCGGTTTAAATGGATTAAGGATACTACTGATTACAACGTAGGAGATAGAGTTGGTCAGTTAATAATCCTACCATACCCTTCTATTGAAACCGAAGAAGCCGAAGAATTATCCTCTACTGAAAGAGGAGAAGGTGGATTTGGTAGTAGTGGAAAATAATAATATATTAAAATAAAAAAATATACATATGGACTTTACGCATTTTAACCTTACAATCGAAGATATAAAGAGGATTAAAGGAAACACATTAATTAATTCATTTTACAAAATTAAATTTAAAGAGTTTGATTTTGTAGTATCAGTTACTGCTGAGATATTTGAATATCGAGTTTCTGCTTATTTTTTGAAAGAGAATATGAATTTTATTCATAGAGATGATATTATGAAATGTAAATTCAATATTCATGCTACTAAAGGATATTATCTTCGTTTGAACGATAATAAGTTAGTTTCAAAAGCAGGAAAACCTGATATATTTTATATCAATTTTATTGATGTAGCATCTCCTATTCTTAATATAGAAGGTCCATATTTTAGTAAATATGAATTAGGAAACGCAGCAATGGTATCTTAAAAATAAACATATGAAAAATAAAAACGAAATTTTAAAAGAAGCAGCTGAACATTATTATAAATTCATGAAAGCATTAGGTATGAATCCAGATACTAATGAACATGAATGTGATACTCCTATGCGAGTAGCAAAGAGTTTTGTAAATGATTTGTGTGCTGGATTGTTTAATGAACCTCCGGTTATTAAATCATTTCCTAATAATAATGGTTATGACGGAATGGTATTCCAAGGTAATATTGAATTGAATAGCTTATGTCAACATCATCACTTGCCGTTTGTAGGTAAAGCACACGTTGCTTATATTCCTAGCACTGACGGTAAAGTAATCGGTTTAAGTAAATTGAATCGTATTGTAGAACATTTCGCCCGTCGTCCTCAGGTTCAAGAGAATCTAACCATGGAGATTCATAACTATATTAATGATATTTGTGAAGGAAATAAAGGAGTAGCAGTTATGATTGAAGCCGGTCACATGTGTGCATGTGTTCGTGGAATACGACACAAAAGTACTATGATGACGTCTAAGTTGTCGGGTGGGTTTTTGATGGAAGATAAGGTACGAGAAGAATTTTATAATTTTGTCAAATCTTTGAATTAAATGAAAATAAGATAAATGTATACTAACATATATTATAATAGGAAAGACAACTCTATAAGTTTATGGGACGATGAAAAGGGATATCAAAACTTCGAATATAAAAAATATTGTTACATAAAAGCCCCTTCGGGAGACTCCGTTGCATTAGATGGAACTAAAGTAAAAAAGATTTATAAATGGGATAAGGCTGATGAAGAAAGGGGCATATTATATGAAAGTGATGTGAACCCAGAAACCAGAACATTGATTGATTTATATCATAATTCTGATGAGCCTTCCCTTTTATATAAAGTAATGACTTTAGATATTGAGGTTGATGCAACTGAGAAGTTGCCGGATCCTGCACAGGCTGATAATGAAATTACGGCTATATCTTTTTATGTAAAAGATTTAGATCAGTATTTGGTTTTTATTTTAGATAAAGAAAATAGATTAAAGGATACTGCCAATGACAATGTATATATTTATCCATTCCAAACCGAACGAGATCTTTTAAAGAGTTTTCTTCAATACTATACGGATTATGAGCCTTCTATTATTACGGGATGGAATATCGATTTCTTTGATATACCCTACCTATATAATAGAATATCTAAGGTCTTAGGTCACAAAGCAGGTAAATCTCTGAGCCCTATAGGGATTGTAGAGCAAAATGAGAGGACTCGAGTTTATAATATAGCAGGGATATCTTGTTTGGATTATTTGCCTCTATATAAAAAGTTCTCAGTAGGTGAAGAACCTTCATATACTTTAGATGCTATCGCAACTAAAGAAATTGGTAAAGGTAAAATTAAATATGAAGGTTCTTTAGATGATTTATTCAAAAAGGATTTAAATAAATTTATTGAGTATAACTTGAATGACGTAATTTTGGTTAAAGAGATTGATGATAAATTAAAATTCATTGAATTGACCAGAAGTATTTGTCATAAAGGTCATGTACCGTATAATGCTATCTTTGCATCTTCTAGATATTTGGAAGGTGCTATTCTAACATATATGAAAGAGTTGGGTATTGTGAGTATCAATAAACCGATTAATATTGAAGATGACGAATCAATCTCAGATGATGAAGATGATGACGAAAATGATGATAATGAGGGTAAGTTCGTTGGTGCTTATGTTAAACCACCGGTACCGGGTCGTTATGAATGGTTGACTTGTTTAGATGCTACATCACTATATCCGACTACTATTATGACATTGAATATTTCTCCTGAAACTAAAATAGGTAAGATATTAGGTTGGGATGAAATTAATATGATGGCTAAGTTTAAAAATAAAAAACCTATTAATGATACTTTTATAATTCAATTTAAAAATGGTAAGGAGAAATCTTATACTAAGATAGAATTGATGAGTTTCATTAAAGATAATGAATATAGAGTTGGTGGTAATGGTGCATTATACAATTCTAAAAATAAAGGACTTATACCGGCTATCCTTGAGAAATGGTTTGACGAACGTATCGAGTTTAAGAATCTTATGAAAAAATATTCTAAAGAAGGAAATAAAGAGAAGGAAGAATATTTTGATAGACTGCAATATGTAACTAAAATACTTTTGAATTCCATGTATGGCGTTCTCGGACTCCAATCATTTAGATTTTTTGATTTAGATAACGCAGAAGCCGTTACAGTAACCGGCCAAGATGTTTTAAGGTTTGCTGATATAATGGGAAACAAATGGATAAAAGATAATCTTATAACTGATTTGCATTTAACTAAATATGGAATCAAGTTTAATGAAAAAGATTATTGTGTATATAGTGATACGGATTCTAATTATTTCTTATTATCGGATTTTGTAAAAAAAGATGGTACTGAAATTGATCAAGTAAAACAATTCTCTAAAGAATTAGCTGAATTCATTAATACTAATTTACTTAAATTTACTGAGAAACATTTAAACTCTACTTATAATAAGTTAGTATTTAAAGAAGAAGCTGCTATTAAAGCTGGTTTTTGGTTAAAGAAAAAACGATATGCATATCATAAAGTCTGGGATCTTGAAGCTGATAAAGCAGCAGATAAAATAGTAGTAAAGGGACTTGACGTGGTTAGAAGTAACTTCCCTCCTCTGTTCAGAGGATTTATGAAGGATGTATTAAATGATATTCTTAAATTTGAAAGTAGAGTTTCGATTGACAATCGCATTGTGGAATTCCAAAGTAAACTAACTTCATATAGTTTACTTGATATAGCCAAACCTACTTCAGCTAAGAATTTGGATAAGTTCGTCTGTAAAGGGATTGCATTTAAAAAAGGTACTCCGGCCCATATTAAAGCTACATTGGCATATAACTTCTTGTTAGAGTTATATGAATTAGATAAAACCATTCCACCTATCATGTCAGGAGCTAAAGTTAAGTGGATATATTTAAAAACTAATCCATTTAATTTAGATGGATTAGCATTTAGAGGATATGATGATCCTAAACCAATATTGGATTTTCTGAATAAGTATATTGATTATAATAAAAACTTCGATTCTAACTTATTGAAAAAGATACAAGCTTTCTATGACGCTTTAAATTGGGGTGTGGTACCGAAAGAAAACTCTAAGAAAATTAATAGTTTTTTTGAATTTTAAAAAAATAATTCTTATATTATGTTTATGAAAAAGGTTTTAATTATCGGTTTGGGTATAGGTGAACTGTACAAAAAAGTTTTACTCGAATCTAGGAACGGACACAAATACGACGTGATAACTATTGATCCGGACCCGAATAAAAATGCTGATTTCGTATCCTTAGAAGCCTGCTATAAATTGCATCCATATTTTGATTTAGCTGTAATTTGTTGTCCGAATCAATTTCATGAATCTTATGTTTTGGGGTTAAATCAAAATAAGATGGCCGGCATGATTTTAGTTGAAAAACCGGGATTGAAAAATTTTGCCACGTGGGCTCTTTATACAAATGCAGTGTCTCCCAATAAATTAATCATGGTTAAAAACAATCTTTACCGTGAAGATTTATTAAATCAAATAAAAAAGACTATTAAAGATAATATCACTGATATATCTGAAATCAGAATTGATTGGTTAAACCACAATAGAGTTCCGAGTCCTGGGTCTTGGTTTACCAATAAAGATTTAGCATGGGGTGGTGTTAGTAGAGATTTAATGCCGCATTTATTGAGTATTTATTACGGAATATTCAATGAATTAGATATACCTTTCGATCAAGTAGCGGTTTCTATGTATACTTTAGACCAAATCAAAGACACGGAATATGGGGCTGTTTTAAATGGGGGTGTATATAACGTGGATGATACTGCTGCTATTTTCTTTAAAAGAAAAGTAAAAAGAAAAAATATTCCAATATCTTTGAATGCTTGTTGGAAAAACGAAACTGAAACTAAAATAGGAGTTACAATTGTAATAAATAATCATCCAGTTTTTTATGATTTTGGATTGTGCCCGGAATCTGCCTATTTAAAAATGATTGAACAGACATTGAAAATGGATGAAAAAGAATATGAAAAACATAAAAATATCGATTGTTGGATACACCAAATACTAGATAATTATGGAAACTAAAACATTGTATAGTCCAAGTGCTAATGAAATTAAAGAAATCACTTGGGATCGTCCGGAAATGACAGATGATCAAATAGAAATTAAAACATTATTTTGCGGTGTATGTCGCAGCGACATAGGATCATACGCTAGGTGGGAAGAGATGCCCCCCGGGTCTACTGAACGAGATCCTAAATTTGGTCATGAAGGCGTGGGAGTAGTAACTAAAGTAGGTGCAAATGTAACGGGAGTTAAAGAGGGTGATTATGTTAGTACCTGGTCCGATCCCGCGTATTCGGATTATTACTATGCAAAGCGAAATGAATTTGTAGTAGTACCTGAAGCATCACATAAATATATTTTACAGCCGGTAGCTTGTGCTATGAATATATTTCATAAAACTCAACTATTTATGAATAGTATGGGTTATCAAAATGAACCTATATTGTTATTAGGAACCGGTTTTATGAGTATTGTTATAGGACAATATTGTGCTAATAATAATATTAATTTAACAGTTGTTGGGAATAGTAATAAAGAAATTTGGAATTCTATGGGATATTCCTTACATTCTGTAAATGATATAATTAACAATGATTATAAATACAAAGTAATAATTGATTTAACTAGTAAAGCAGAAATGTTTGATATCATAACAAAACAAATTGCTGCCTTAGAAGCTTTAATTTGTTATGCTGCTACTCCTTCTAAACCAGTTACTACTAACTTCTTTGATAATTGTTGGAATTGTCATACTTTAATTATGCCATCTCCTAGAAATAACGACTTCAATGAAGTAATGGCCTGGACTAGAGATGTAATCACTTACGGCATCTTAGATGTAGATAAACTTTGGAGTAAAGAATATAATAGGAATGATATGAATGAAGTTAAACAAGCATTTGAAGATGGAAAAGTTAGGATTAAAGGGTATTTAAGGGGGTATTTATCTTGGAAATAATGAAAAATAAATTAATAATATTGGCATTGGAACCACTCGAGAGTCGTTATACTTCCGAGTGGTATACTGCTTTACCTAAAATTTTCAACTCTAAAATAATAAAGATGGGGTTGAATATGGAAGTAATTACTATAGACGGTAAATCAGAAAAACAAACCAATAAAGTGACCCCGGGAGCATTTTTAAATTTCACTGAAACTAATATCTGGAAAAATAATCAGCTGAATAAATTGTCTGATATGTTTAGTAAAGGTGAGATTATTAGTGGAGATAAAATTGTAGTTACTGATGCATGGAATAGTGGTGTAATACAAATCAAGTATATGAGTGAATTGATGGATATACCAGTAGAAATTCATTCGATATGGCACGCAGGCAGTTATGATCCTAATGATTTTTTAGGTAGAAAGATTAGAGATAAAACTTGGAGTTATGCTTTTGAAAAAAGTATATTTCATGCTTCCGATTTTAATTATTTTGCAACCTATTATCATATGGATTTGTTTGCTAAGAAGATGGATTTCTATGATAGAGGAGAATTGAGATATGCAGATAAATTTGTCAGATCCGGATTTCCTTTTGAATATTTAAAAGATACGCTAGCTCCATATAAAAATATTCCTAAAGAAAATTTGATTTTATTCCCGCATAGAGTCGCTCCGGAGAAGCAACCTAATATATTTTTAGATTTGAAGGCATCTATGCCTGAATACAAATTCATAATTTGTCAACAATCTGATTTAACTAAAGACGAATATCATTCTCTGTTAAGCAAGGCTAAAATAATATTTTCAGCTAATCTTCAAGAGACATTAGGTATTAGTTGTTATGAGGGTGCTTTAGTAAGTGCTCTCCCTTTAGTACCGGATAGATTATCATATAAAGAAATGTATCCAGATGTATTTAAATATTATTCCGATTTAACTGAATCGTGGCAACGTTACTTAGATAACAAACATTTAATAGTTTCTAGAATTAGATATATGATGGAAAATTATGAAACTTTAGTAAATTCATATGAATTTTCTAGTATGCTTGATAAGTTATCCGGTGATTATTTTAATTCGGAATTCATGGCAACAAATATATTAACAGGAAAAATAAAAGAACTAATATGAAAACAAAAACAAATGTAATAGTACGACTACAAGTAGAAGGTTTACATCATTGGCCAGGAGTAGTTAAACATCCGGAATTAGAACGAGTACATTTTTTATATGCAATTCACCGTCATACATTTCACATTACTGCTAAAAAAGAAGTGTCACATGATGACCGTGATATTGAAATCATTATGTTAAAACGAAACATCTTAGAATATTTGAATAAAAGATATTGGACTGAAAATGCCAATTGTTTATTTTTTGATTCTATGAGTTGCGAAATGATTGCTGCTGAATTAGTAAAATATTTTGCATTAGACTATTGTGAAGTACTTGAAGATGGAGAAAATGGTGCTGAAGTAATCTCTGAATCTAAACAACAATCTACAGAAGTGGTCGAAACCACTAAAGAAGATTTTATGCCGGTAGTAAATACTACTTCTAAAGGCGGTTGGGTTACGACTACTACTGATTATTCTAAACGATTAAAATTTAATTTCTAATATGGCACAACCCGAAAAATTTGATAATTTTGTATACTACCCGAGTTTTAGTTCCGGTGCTAGTAGATCATGGTTAACTAAAAATGTTGAATTGTCCCCTGGAATATCTAGTCGTTTTTATGCTGACAATTATCCAGACGAATGGAAACATAAATACTTTCTAGTAACTGCAGGTCACCATTATAAAAAGATGGACCTTCGAGATAGAATGGGTTTAGATAAAAGTGTTCAGGTATTGGGTGACTCCGGTGGGTTTCAATTAGCTACCGGTGCTATCCAATGGGATCCTGCATTTAAAGAAACTATTTTTAAATGGTTAGAAGAAAACTCTGATATTGCTATGAATTTAGATTTACCTCCTCGAGTAACATTGACAGGTAAATTCCAAGAATGTCTAGATATTAGCTTGGAGAACTTTAAATACTTTGAAAAAAATCAGACAGGTAAGACTGCCTTTCTAACTGTATTACAAGGTGATGATGAAATTACTTATGATATTTGGTATAAGAAAGTTAAAGATTTTCAATTTAGAGGTTGGGCATTTGGTAATTGTCGTAAAGTAAATAACCTAATGTATGCTCTAGCATTAATGATTAAGAATAAAGAATTCTTAAAACCGGGTGTAAATTATTTGCATATCCTAGGTGCTTCTAAATTATATGACTTTTTTATCTATGAATATTTACAAAAGTGTATGAATGAATATACCGGTGGTAGAGTGCAAGTGTCCACAGACTCATCCAGTCCTGCATTAATGACTGTATACGGAGGTTATTATTTTGATGCTGATTATAAGAGTGGTACTTTCCTAACTGCTTATATGGAACGTAATGCCGCCTTTATTCCCGATGCACCGCTTCCTTGTAAGCTTCATAATTGTCCTGCTTGTAAAGATAGAAAATATTCCGATATTATTGATTGGAAGACTAACAGTTATATGTATATGACTAATCATAACATGCATGTATTTTTAGATGCCATTAAATCAATTAAAATTTTGCAGCAGTCTCATATGGATGTATTAAGTTGTGTAGTAGATCCGGTAGCAGTAAATGTTTGTAAGGCTATGAAAGAAATGTTTGAAAGCAGCAATCCATTTGAGGTGTATGAAAAATATAAACCTATATTTACTAAATACAATTCACTCTTTGGTATGGCCGAATTAGGTTATAGTAAAACTGGCGAGCCTGATGCTAAGGTGGGTGCTGTTGAATCATTCTTTGATTTTGGAAAATAAAAAATAAATATATATATTAAAAATAAAAGGTTTTATGAAAAAAGATAAGTTATCTAATATCATTAAAAAATACCATCTTAATGGTACCATTGATTCCGTTAAATGGACAGTCGGTGATGATAAAGCAGTAGATATTAATTTTGTTACTTCCGACAGAACATTGGTAGGTTCATTGCGAGCTACTAATTTTGACATTGAGGAATCTGAATTAGGTATTTATACTACAGGTCAGTTTCTTAAACTGTTATCTGTATTCGGTGATGATATCGATTTTTCAATGTTGAAAATTGATGGTGTTGCTAGAACATTAAATTTGTCCGATAAAGAGACTTCAGTAACATATATGTTGTCCGATTTATCGGTTATTCCAGTTGCAGGTAAACCTAAGCAATTGCCTGAGTTTGAATTTGAAATGGATATTACCGATGATTTTATTTCCAAATTTAATAAGTCTAAATCAGCATTGCCTGATATTAGTCACGTGACATTTAATTGTTCTGGAAATAAAAACGAAATGATTATTGGCTATTCGAGTAACAACACTACTCGTATTACTATTCCCATTGCCGGTGCTTTAAACGGCGATGTTAAATTTAAATCATTTAATTCAAATTATTTAAAGGAGATTTTAGCAGCTAATTCAGATGCACGTAGTGCTAAATTAAAAGTAAGTAATGCCGGTTTAGCTATGTTGACTTATGAAAGTCCGGATTACTCTGCCACTTATTTCTTAGTTGAAGTTGCTCACGTTTAATATAAAAAACATAAAAATATGAAACCATACGGAGATAGAATTGTAATCAAAGCGATCGAGCCGGAAGAAGTTTCTTCCGGTGGAATAATTATTCCGGACGTCGGCCATGAAAGAGCCTTGCCCGGTACTGTCGTATCGGTGGGGCCTGGGTACCCGGGCCCGACTGGTTGGATATCTTGCATGAGTAGAGAAGGTGATAAAGTAATTTATCCTAAATTTGGATGTCATGAATTTGAACATGAAGGAGAAAAATATTTGATTATCCGAGAAAGTGAACTATTTGTAAATTTAACACAAAATCAATAATATATGAACGATTCAAAAACAATAACTTTAAATGAAAGCGCTAGAGAAAAAATAAAAAAAGGAGTAGATACTCTAGCATCAACTGTAGGAGTTACATTAGGACCTAAGGGTAGGAATGTAATTATTGACAGAGAGATGGGTCAGCCTTCGTCTACAAAGGATGGGGTTACTGTTGCTAAAGAAATTAATCTCAAGGACCCGGTAGAGAATGTGGGCGCGCAGATGGTAAAAGAAGCAGCATCAAGAACTGCTACACTAGCAGGTGATGGTACTACTACTGCCACTGTATTGGCTCAAGCTATTTATGGTGAGGGTATTAAACATTTGAAATCTGGTGTAAATCCGGTAGAACTTAAAAGGGGGATGGATAAAGCAGTAAATGCTATTGTAGATTCTATTTCTGAGATTAGTAAACAAATTACTACTAACGAAGAAATTCTTTCAGTAGGTACTGTATCAGCTAATAATGATAAAGAGATTGGTGGTCTTATTGCAGAAGCAATGGATAAAGTAGGCAAGGATGGTGTTATCACCGTAGAAGAAAGTAAGACAGCAGAAAACTCTTTAGAGATTGTAGAAGGTATGCAATTTGATAGAGGCTATATTTCTCCATATTTTGTTACTGACCAGAACAGTATGCAGGCTACTTTAGAAGAACCATTTATTCTTTTATATGATAAAAAGATTACTGGTATTAAAGATATTCTCCCATTGTTGGAACAAGTGTCTAAAACCGGTAAGTCTCTTTTAATTGTATGTGAAGACGTTGCTGATGAAGCTTTGGCGGCATTAATTGTAAATAAAGTTCGTGGTATCCTAAAAGTAGTAGCGGTACGTGCCCCTGAGTATGGAGAACGCAGAATGCAAATCATGGATGATTTAGCGATAGTTACCGCGGGTACTGTTATCTCAGAACAAAAGGGATATAAATTGGATAAAGTAAATTTATCTATGCTAGGTAAAGCTAGAACAGTTACCGTTACTAAAGATAAAACCACTATTATCGATGGTGCCGGTAATGTAGAAACTATCAGTAAAAGAATTGAAGAAATTAAATCTCAGATAGATAAATCTACTTCTGACTTTGAAACTGAAAAACTTCAAGAACGTTTGGGTAAATTAGCAGGAGGGGTAGCAATTCTTAATATCGGTGCACATACTGAAATTGAAATGAAAGAAAAGAAAGATAGAGTTGATGATGCACTTCATGCCACTAAAGCAGCAGTGGAAGAAGGCATTGTACCGGGCGGTGGTGTAGCACTTATCCATGCTATCTCCAATGTTAAAGATTGGGATTCATTAGCAGAGAATGATGAACAACGAATAGGAGTTCAAATTATTAAGAAAGCCTGTAATGCTCCTTTTAATCTCATTATGTCTAATGCAGGATTAACTCCGGAAGTCATTAAATCGAATATTAGTTCTGCATTTAATGTAACTTTTATGATTAGTGGCGTATTTTCGGAAAAATTTGCAGTTGGGTATGATGTTAGATCTGAATCAGTTGTTGATATGTTTAAGCAAGGTATCATTGATCCGGCTAAGGTAACTAGAACGGCATTAGAAAACGCCGCATCAGTTGCTGGCGTTCTTTTAACTACTGAGGCAGTCATTACAAAAGATGAGGAAAAGAAAGAAGACCCTATGAATATGGGTAGTATATATTAATATTTAAAAACAAAAATTTATGGTATCAGAACAAAAGAGTTACGCTCTATTTGAGTATTCAATCTTCTGGACTCCAAACGCAGAAGAATCTAAAGAAGGTAAAAAACCTAGAATTATCGTTGAGCCTAAAACTATTTTAGCTGCTGATGAAAAGACTGCTTATATGCTAGCAGTACGCGAAATACCAGCAGATATGAGTTCCGATTTAAATCAGATAACAATTGCAATGCGCCCTTTTTAAAACCCTCGAATCTTAAGTCAATACTTCGGGAATCTTATACCCCCGATGTTAGATTTCGAGGATCGGACGGCAGTTCAATAAGTGGTACATTGACTACCAATGCTATTTTGAATAGGTCTAGTTTTGGATATGTATATGATTCTTCTAGAGCACCAACTGCAACGTATATGGTTGCATCATCAATTCAATAATAAGAAGTCGGGAAATCCCGACTTTCTCGTTTTTATCCCTTTAATTTAATATATTTAATCTATGAATAGAAAAGAACATACAATATGGACAGAAGCATTCCGTCCAGATTCATTAGAAGGTTACATAGGTAACGATGAAGTAACTACTAAAATTAAAAATTATATCGATTCCAATGATATACCTAATATATTATTTATAGGAAAAGCCGGTACTGGAAAAACCACACTAGCTAAAATTCTAGTCAAAAATATTAATTGTGACTATTTATATGTGAATGCTTCAGATAAATCAGGTGTAGATTTCATACGAACTGAAATAATACCATTTGCTAGTAGTATAGGATTTAATGATTTAAAAATAGTTATTTTAGATGAGTTCGATTTTATGTCTCCAAATGCAATGGCAGCATTGCGCAACGCAATGGAAACGTTCAGCAAGCATTGCAGGTTTATATTGACCGCTAATTACCTTGAAAAGATTATTGATCCTATTCAATCTAGATGTCAAGTATTTAAGATTGCTCCTCCAAGTAAAAAGGATGTAGCAGTGAGAATGGTTGAAATTCTAAATGAAAAAGAAATAGATTACACCAAAGAAGATTTAGCTTTGGTAATTAATGCGACTTATCCTGATATTAGAAGAACCATTAATAGTCTGCAACAACAATCTTTAAGTGGTAAATTGGTTATTGATAAACAAGCAGTAGTAAATTCTAATTATCAATTACAATTATTGGAATTACTTAAATTAAAAGATAAGAAAAAAGCATTTACAGATATTAGAAAGATATTAGCTGAATCAAATCAAAATGATTTTGTTTCATTGTATAGTTTTTTGTATGATAATTTAGAAGAGTTTGCTCAGGGATCTATTGCATCAGTCATTTTAATATTGGCTGAATCGCAATATACTGAGGCAGCAGCCGTTGATAGAGAATTGCATATAGCTGCCATGTTTGTTAAAATCTTAAATGAACTAAAATGAGTATAGATGTATTAGGGTGGATTGCTACCATTTTAGTTTTATTTGGTTATTGGTTAAATGCCAATGGTAAATATAAAATGGCAATGGCAATATGGATTGTAGGTGATATGGGATGGATTACATATGATATTGTTCGAGGTATTTATCCACATCTAGGATTGAGCTCAGTAATAATTATATTAAACATATATGGAATATTTAAAATTATAAAATCTAAAAATTATGGAACCAACTAAAATGAATGTTGATCTGAGCCAAGCTTCAGACATGAAATGTATTGATTGCGGGAATAAAACATTTGTCCCGACATTTGTATTAAAAAAAGTATCAGCGTTGTTATCTCCTTCTGGTAAAGAAACCATGGCACCAATACAAATATTTTCCTGCGCTCGGTGTCATACTGTACCTGATGAATTTTTATCTGCTTTCGGAGAATAATGGAAACAAAACCTAAAAGTTTATTTGACCACTTAAATAGTATCACGAATGATAAGACTAAATGGGAGGACCTATCTGAATCGGATAGGAAATCATTTAGTCCATATCTAATAAACCGTTTTTTATCTATGAATTCAGATTTAATTGAGTTAGTAGATGAATTTCAAAAGTATACTATAGGTACATTAGCACCCAGAGAAGTATATAAATTTTATTGTGATTTGCTCCCGAAGAAAAAGATGTTCTTTAAATATGTTAAAGGATCTAAAGAGGAGAAATATAACGATAAACTTATAGAATATATCTCTAGATACTACGAATGCTCACATCAAGAAGCTATCGAGTATTTAGATATATTCATGGGGACGAAGGAGTTACAAGCTCTTATTGATATATTAACTGCTTACGGATTGGGAGATAAAGAAATTAAAAAATTACTTAAATGAGCGATATTTATTAAAAACCAATCGGTTCCTTAGCCATTTTTCTTAGTTATGTTGCTATTTCTTTGATAATCTGGCTAAGGTTTTCTTTTTTATTTTATATTTATTATTAGCAACATAACTAATAATAATATGAATTATCAAAGAATATACGATTCTATATGTAATCGTGCTAAATTAGAGCAATCTTTAAGGTTTTCAAAAAAGAAAAATAAAGAAATGTATTTTGAACGACATCATGTTATTCCTAAATGCATGGGCGGATCTAATGATAAAGAAAATTTAGTTTATCTAACTGCTAGAGAACATTTCGTTTGTCATAAATTGTTATGTGAAATATATCCTGATAACCCGAAATTAACATTTGCATTGTGGAATATGTCGAATGGTCGTATAACAAATAATCGATATCGTTACATTATTTCTAATAGAGAATATGAAAGAATAAAATATACCTTTTCAAAAGTTGCGTCAGAAGCAAAAAAAGGTAAAACCCGTTGGCCGTGTTCCGAGGAAACTAAACGACGGATATCGGAATCAATGAAGGGAAAAGTAAAAAGATATGCAAAACGCAAACCTATGTCCGAAGAAACTAAAAGGAAAATATCAGAAGCAGCGAAATTAAGAAAAGAAAGAAAAAATGAGCAGCGTCTTTAAAAGAAAGAAAAAATGAGCAGCATCTTTAAAGTACGCCCAGCGATTCCTAGTGGGTCTAAAACTATTAGCTATAGTCAGTTTTCTTTATATAGTGAGTGTCCGCATAAGTGGCGACTCATGTATATTGATAAACACAAACCGGAAGATCCCAGTATCTATCTTATCTTCGGGACTTCGATGCACGAAGTATTACAAGAATATTTAACCGTTGCATTTGAACGTACTGCTAAAGAAGCTGATAGAATGGATTTAAGTGGTATGCTATATGAAAAGATGGTTAAATATTATAAGCAGTCCGTTGAAAAGAATAATAATAAACATTTCTCTAATAGATTGGAATTACAAGAATTTCACAAGGATGGCATAGAAATATTGGAATTTATTAGAAAGCGCCGGGCTGAGTATTTTCCGACCAAACACTATAAGCTTTTAGGTGTTGAAATTCCTTTATTGGAAAAGATAGAAGATTATAATGTTTACTTGATGGGATTTATTGATCTTGCAGTTTTGGATGAGCGGGATAACACGATCACTGTATACGATTTTAAAACCTCTACTAGAGGTTGGGGCGATAAAGATAAAAAGAATGAAAACAAAAAGGCTCAGCTAATTATATACAAAAAATATTTTGCTAAACAATATAATCTTCCTGAGGATAATATTGAAGTAGTATTTTTTATCTTAAAAAGAAAACTGTGGGAAAATTCTGATTTTATACAAAAAAGAGTTCAATTATTTAAACCCTCAAGCGGAAAAATTACCAGGAAAAAGGTTAATGATAAATTAATTGAATTTGTAGAAAAAGCATTTACTAAAGATGGAAATTATAGAACTGATGTCGAACATTATGCTATTGCTGGGGATAATGATAGTAATTGTAGGTATTGCATTTTCAAGGGAAATCATACCTTATGTCCGCCAGAAAATCGCTGTTATTTTTAAATCAATCAAACATGGGAAAAGATGTAACTACTAAATGTACGAGAACTCAAATGCCTTGCGGATTTTTAGGAATGTACTGCGACCAATGCCCACAACATCCTAGAAATACAAATACATATGATGCTGGATGGCAGGTATGTCCTAGATGTCAAGGGTTAGGTAAAGTAGAAGACTATTTATTGGGGACCATGGACGAATGCCCAGTATGTAATGGAAAGATGATAATCAATATTAGAACAGGATCTCCGCCACATGATTAAAGTTGGAATTATAGGAACCAATACCTATGAAAATAAATTAAAAATTAAAGAAATTCTGTATAAACTAAAACAGAAACATGGAGAAAACATAGAAATTGTAAGTAGAGGCAATAATAAAGGCGCTGAAAAGTATGTTAAAAAGTATGCTTTAGATCTAGGGTTACAATATAAAGAATTTAATCCATCTCACACCAACAGAAATTTATATTCGGCTATGAATGAATCATTTTATAATAAACCGTATCAACCATTCAATTTTATTTTAAGGGATAAAATATTTTCTAATTATGTCGATGTATGTTTTTGTTTGTCTGATGAAAACAATCCTACTACATTAAAAACTTGTTTAGAACATTTAGAAAAAAATAAAAAGAAATATGTTATAGTAGGTTAAAATAATATGTTTTAGCCGTAATACTATATTTATTAATAAATAAATTAAGGTTATGTCAATAGAAAAACTTGAAGGGTATTTACCCAAAGATAAACGAAAAACTATTTTATTATTGAGCGATGATTTCCGATTGCCTTCCGGAATTGGCACTCAATCTAAAGAGATTATTTTTAACACGTGTCATCATTATAATTGGTTACAAAT